ACCACAACACCAGCCAGCCATTAGCCAGGACAACCAACGGTTCTCTCAAGGTTTCCAGCGACAAGCGCGGCCTGCGAGTTGAAATAGATTTGCCTGAAGGTGTGAGCTACGCCGACGACCTGCGCCAGTTGGTGCGCTCTGGCGTGGTGAACCAAATGTCATTCGGCTTTCTTGTGCCACCCGGTGGCGACACTTGGGACAAGGACGAATACGGCAACGCACTGAGAACGCTAAACAGCATAGATCTACATGAGGTATCGGTTGTTTCGATACCTGCTTACCCGGATACCACTGTTGCCTTGCGCGGCCTGCGACAAGTGGAGTTTGAAATCAGGCGCGCGCGATGGCTTGCATCGCACGGCTATCGTGCTGCCAGTGTTTTATTTTCTGACTCAAAGGAGATTCACATGGAAAAGGTTGCCGAATTGAAAAAGTTGATTGACGAGCGAGCCGCGCTGATTGAGCAGATTCGCGCGCTCACTCCAGAAGAGCAAGCCGCCATGGACGCACTAGTCCAAGGCGTTGCCGATCTCGATGCGCGGGTGGCCGCCATCGAGGAGGCCATGAACTTTGTGCCAGAAGAGGAGATGGCCGGCGCTGACAAGGCTGCCGAGGCTGAAAGGAAATTGGATTTGGTTGGCGCGCGTTGCGCCAGCCTATTGGAAAAGTTGGAATCCCAGACCACCCGCAGGAGCAAACCCATGCCATTGAACACGCCTTACATCGTGAAGGATGTTGCAGATAAAAACTACCACAATGATCGCAAGCTGGCCATGCGTGGCTGGTTCCTAGAAGGCAATGGCCGCGCGACTGATGCGCACCGAGCCGCCGCTGAGCGCGTTGGTGTTAGCCTGCGTAGCCGCGATTTCAATGTTCGCTTGTTTGACACCGCGCCTCGCAGCAGGCGTGAGTTGGAAGAGCGCGGCACAGCCACACAGGTGATTAGCACCGGCAGCCTCGGCGGTTTTAACGTGCCGACTGTCCTGGTCGAGCGCATCGAAAAGGCGCTGCTTTATTTCAACCCGCTGCGCGAATACGCTCAGGTGCTGCGCACCGAGTCTGGCGAGCCGATGACCATGCCAACCAACGACGACACCGGCACCAAAGGCGTGCTGTTGGCCGAAGATGGCGCACTCACTGTAGCCGATACCTCATTCGGCCAGATCTCTCTTGGTGCCTACACCATGAGTAGCAAGGCGCTCAAGGTATCTTGGCAGCTCTTGGACGACAACGCTGTTGACCTCGAAACCTATATCGGCGACCTGCTCGGCGAGCGTCTTGGCCGAATCATGGCTGACTATGTCGCAACCGGCACAGGCTCCAGCCAACCAACAGGCATTGCAGCCAGCACCGCAGGCAAGACCACTGCCAGCGCAACCGCTATCACATCAGCCGAAATCCTCGACCTGATTCACAGCGTCGACATCGCCTATCGCCAAGATCCTTCTTGCGCTCTGGTGATGCACGACAGCGTTTGGCTGTATGTGCGCAAGCTGGTGGACAGCAACGGCCAGCCATTGTTCCAGGAGTCTTACCGCATCCCTGGTGAGATTCGCATTCATGGCTTCCCGCTGGTAATCAGCAACAGCCTGAACAGCGCCATCACCACTGGCCTCAAGACGATGGTGTTCGGTGCCATGAACAAGTTCCTGATCCGCGATGTGGCTAATATCCGCATCCAAAGGCTCGACGAGCTCTATGCCGCTAACGGTGCAGTTGGATTCACGGCATGGGCCAGAACTGACAGCAAGATCTTGGCCAGCGGTGCGATCAAGCACATGGTTCAAGCCTAACTTTTAATAGCCCACGCAGATCAGGAAACCAAGGCAATGAAGATTCAAATGCTCGAATGTATCTCCGGTCCTCTCGGCACCTACCGTGTCGGTGACATCTGGGATCATCCCGATGCAGTCGATGCGAATCGAATCATTGCCGCTGGTTTTGCGATCTGCGTGGACGGCATTGTCGAATATAAAGCTAACGAGGTGGAAACACCCGAGGCCAAGCAAGCCGCTAAACGGAGCAAGCGCTAAGTGGGCCTCAAAGTATTAACTGCCGCAACAGTGGAGCCAGTGTCAACCTCTGACATGAAGCTCCACCTGCGCGTTGACCACAGCACAGACGATGCGCTGATTGGTGCGCTAATATCTGCTGGACGCGATTATGTCGAGCGGCAAACCAGGCGGCCACTGGTTAACACCACCTACCGCCAAACCATGGACTATTTTCCAGAAGGCGCTATTGAGTTGCTGCGTGGGCCTGCGGTGCAAATCGCAGTGGGTGGTGCCTACAGCTATGCGATGCCGCGCATCCGCTACTACGACGAAAACGGCACACTTACCACGATGACATTTGCCGGTGGTGATTTCGAGTTAGACCTCGATGGCAACCCGCCCAGGCTAAACCTGACACCGCTGGACATCTGGCCGAACACCGAAAATGGCAAGGCAAACGCAGTCGAAGTTGATTATGTTGCCGGCTATGGCACTGCTGCTGCCAACGTGCCGGCGCTGCTGACCACCTGCATCAAGCTGCTGGTGGCGCACTGGTATGAAAACCGCTCTGCGGTTCAGCCAGGTGCCGGAAGCGAAGTGCCATTGGCGGTCGATTCAATCCTGAAGATTTACTCTGTTGGTGACTACCAGTGATTATTGGCGAGTTGAGGCACCGTCTGGCGCTGCAGTCGGCAACCGACAGCACCGACAGCTATGGGCAACCCACTCGCACTTGGGCGACCTACGCCACTGTTTGGGGCAAGGTGCTGCCGGTGACTGCGACCGAGAGCCAGCTAGCCAACCAGCAGCAGGCTGACATCACGCACCGGGTGACAATACGCCACCGAGCTGATGTAACTGCTGAGCATCGTATTTTATTTGGCAGCCGCGAGTTGAATGTTCGAGGCGTGCGTGATCTTGAGGAGCGAGGCATTTCGCTTGAGATTGATGCCGAGGAAAATGCGTAATGGCTAGCTCTCGCGACCTTCGCTTAAATCTGGCCGGAGCAGTTGATCTAATAGATGCTCTGCGAGATGCTGGCAAGAAGATCAAGCCTGCCTTGCGCCGTGTGGCAAGAGCGTGCACTACGCCTATCCTTCGCACTGCTCGCACGCTCGTGCCGGCCAAGCGCAAGCGGATTATGTACCAAGGCAAAAAGGTTTTTCGTTACGGCACAACTGGGCAGCTTAAGAAGAGTCTCGGCTACCGAGTAACGACATCTAAAAAAACAGGCGCAGTTTACGCAATCATCGGCCCGCGCCGCAAGTTTAAAATCATGGCTTTTAAGACTTATCACAAGCCAAAACGAAGCGTTGCAGCGCAGCGCAACGTAATGGTGCCTGTTAACCCAACTAATTACAGCCACCTAATTGAGAATGGGTTTACGGCCAAACTATGGCGGTCTGGCAAGCTACGGCCAGTAGCTGGGAAACCATTTTTAAAGCCGGCATTAAATGCCAATAGATCGCAATGCGAAGACATCACAGCACGCATCCTTAGTGAAGAGTTGCAAAAGGCGATGGCCAAAAGGACTGCCACAGTATGAGCGTACTTGGTCAAGCTGTGCGCACCTATTTGGCCGCCTACGCCAACTATGCCACCTATTTGCCTGGCGGAATATCACCCGACCAAACCGGCCAAGGCAATACAAGCCAGCCTTATGCTGTTTACCAGTCTGTTAGCAGGCAACGGCAAAGGACCACTGGCGGCTCCGTGGTTGCAACTACTGAACGTGTACAGGTCACAGTTGTCGGCGAGACGCGCAGTAGCTCACAGGCTACAGCCAACTGGATCGCGTCTGCCATTGCTGCAACACCAAGCCGGCAGACTATTGGCAGCTTGTTCGTCCATCAATGGTTGGTCGAGGAAGAGGCAAGCTCTAACGAGCTTTATCAAGACGGATCGGACGAGTCAGCCCGCATAATCTCAATTGAGATTGTAGGCACATACACGGAATGAGGAGTAAAAAATGGCTGTAGTACTACCACTTGGGACGATTGCGACACTTACGCCAGCAACTGGCACTGCGATTGTCCTGAATTGCATCAGCGTCACCGGCACCACTCGATCAGTGGCAATGGCTGAAATTACTGGTTTGTCTGACTACACGTTGAAGCGCCTGCCAAGCCGGGTTGATCCAGGCACTGTGACTTTTGAGGTTTACCTCGAAGACACAGCTACGGCCACCAATACGCTTAAAACGCTGCGCGATTGGCAAGCGACTGTTACTGGTTCAAGCATTGGCTACAACAGCGTCACGCTGAGCCTTAATTTCCCTGGCTCAACCATCGATGCGCTGATCAGCTACCAAGGCTACATCAGCGGAATTACTGAACCAACTGTTGGCGCAAGTGATGAAGCCTTGCGCTTTTCAGTAACCTTGCAAGTAACTGCTGTTTAACGGAGAAATTGAATGGGCTTGAATAGGGACGAAATCCTTGGCAAAAGTCGAGGACGTGTTGAGGAAATCAAGGTGCCAGAGTGGGGTGGCACCGTGTTCGTTAAGGAAATTACTGCCAGCGAAAGAGATGCCTTTGAGGCTTCGTCTATCGATAAAAAAGGCAGCGCAAAGATGTATAATATCCGCGCCAGGCTAGCGGTGCTGACCTTGTCAGACAGCACTGGCCTGCGCATGTTTGCTGATTCTGATGTGGCCGCCCTCGGCGAGTTGCCGGCCTCGGCAATGGATCGCATCTTTGAAGCGTCCATGCGAATTAACAGGCTAACTAAATCAGATGTGGATGAGCTGGAAAAAAACTACGAGAACCAGGCGGAAGCACCCGCCGCCTGATGTTTGCCTTAGCCGGCCACCTTGGCATGACTGTGGCCGAGCTGGGTGATCGGTTGACCAGTTCCGAACTGTCTGAATGGATCGCCCTGCTGGCAGTTGAGCCATGGGGACCATATCGGCAGGATCTGCTGAATGCCATTTCCTGCTATGCCAGCGCAGCGCCTTGGTGCAAAAACACCAAGGTAAGCGATTGGATACCTCGTTTCGATAAACATGAGCCTGATCAGTCAGCCATTTTGCCATACTTGAGGTCGCTGGGAGGAGTAATCCATGGCGACGATTAGCAAACTAGCGATCAACCTTGGCTGGAACGGCCAACAGGCTGAAGACGGATTAGCTAGAACAGCAAAGAAAACAAGCGAGGCTGGCAAAAAAGCTGATGAGGCTGGTAGTGCATTTGGCCGGCTGGCACAGGCATTGAAGGGTGCCAACGATGTCAAGTCTGGATTCGACATGCTGCGAGGCGTAACGCAGTTTTTCATAGGCGCGCCAATTGCCGCTGTCGGTGAAATGATTAAGCTTGGCGGCGAGCTGGAAACCATGCAAGTCAAAATGGGCCTGATGGCAGGCAGTTTCGATAAAGGTGCTGAAAGCCTAGAAAATTTGCGCCAGATAACTCGCGATATGGGTGTGCCGCTTAGTGAGGTTGTCGGAGGATTTCAGCAGCTTGCCACAGCAGGCGTTGATGCCGGCAGCGCCGAAAAGTTAATGCGAACATTTGCCAATGTGGCACCACTGCTTGGGCAGGGTGGCCTAGGTCAATTGGCTGGCGGCATTAGTGAGATGGTCAAATCTGGTGTTGCAGAGGCCTCGACCCTGCAACAAATGCAGTCAAGCGGCCTAAAGGTTTATGAGGCTTTGGCTGTCAGGCTCAGCAATGTAACCGGTCAGTTCCACTCGGTGGAAGATGCCATCAATGCGGTCAACAATAAGACCGTTCAGGCGAGTACTGCGGTATTGGCTATGCAGGATGCAGTCAAAACACCGGAAGCTATCGAGGCAGCGCAGCGGCTGTTTAACAGTTTTGATGGCCAGCTAAGCCGTTTGCAACAAGGCGTTGTTGAACTGTTCAGGGACATTGGAAAAGGCTTAATAGACGGCTTGGATATTCCAGCATTCCTAGCAAGTCTTCGTGGTGTGATTGATGCTATTAGCAGCATAGTCAAGGAGATTACCAAAGGACTACTAGAAGCGCTTGGTCCGGCTGGGGAGGCGGACAGGCTCCAATCGTCTTTCCAAAAAAGCAGGGATTTTGCTTTTGAGATTGCTGAAATAATTGCAAAGACTGCAAATAATTTTGCTTCAGAGTTTCAAAAGATCATTATCAATCTGGAGACGATGGCCAAAAAAGTGCTGATTGTTTTTGACCAAGGCGTATCAGGATTGATTTCCGGCGAGACTGCAGCGCTGCTAGAGACTAGAGAATTCCTAGACCAGATAGGCGTTAAACAAGCTGAGCAGGACCGAGTTGCTAGAGAAGGGCAGATTACTGCTTTTTTTGACAACATTAAAAAAGGTGCAGCAGTTGCCGATATTCGTAGAGCAAACGATCTGGGTCTTCCAAAAGGCGGCCAACCTCTTGACGCTATCAAAATCCCACAACGCCAGCTTGCAAGTGCTGCGGATTTTTCTGTTCAGCGGTTGCAAGCAGGTAGCGCGGCAGCAGTTGAGGCCATGGTTCGCAACCAGCTTGGCGGCGGTAAAGAACCGCAACAAGAGATACTAGCAGAGGCTAAAGAACAAACTCGCCAAGGCGCAGAAATGCTGACACTACTGGCTGGTA